GTTTTTGTTAGCCAATAGCCATCTGATAAGACGTTGCTCAAAGAATGAAGCCTTCTGTGCATAGTGCTCCATGCCAAAGGCTACCTCACCACGTGATACGCTGGCTGAGTAGTCACCGTTTTGAGTCTGAAGTCCTTTGTTTTTTAGCTGATAGCTCAAGCCAAATACAGCATCCTCTGCTGACCTCCATGCAATGACCGGTTGAATAAACTCAACCAGGTTTATCTCATCATTGGTCAAGGTCTGTGCATTATATGCATTCAATAGATGGTTGTAGAATGTAGTACCAAGGATAGGCTGTATCCTTAGAGCTGACTGAGTAGCTATGTATGGGGTCACATCCGTCACATCCACATTGGCTGTGATTGGTGTGTTGGTCTTGAGGTAGTTTTCAGTTATGAAGTAAAGCATTACTGAGCTGTGTTAGTTGGTTCGTCAATAGGAGGTAATTGAGCCAAGGCTCGTATCTCATTGGTGGTCATTTTTTCAAGGACCTTGTTGAGTAATGGCTCACTCAAGGTATTTAGTGCCTCTTTAACCCGGGTAGTATCATCATCTATCTCAACAATAGTATCACCAATGATTTGGTAGTTGTTGATAGTAAACTCTGCAGGCAACTTAGCTATGCCAAGGAGCTCATTGAAGATGGTCTCTACCTGTGCACGGATTTTCTTGACCACGTTTTTCTCAAATATCACATAAGCCTGCTTAATATCCGAGCCACTACCCAGGGAGCCTGTGGTTCTAACACCCATAAGAATAGGGTCGATAGTGTGAGCAAAGCAAATCTGCTCAGTATTGAGGGCAGATGCCTCGTGAAATAGCTTATCATTTGCGTTGGTTGGTAATGCTTCTATCTTTGGAAGTTGATCCTGACTATTGGCAAAGAATGCAACTGCCTTACCTGCGTTCTGTGCACCCTTCAGCCTGTCAATAGTCTCCTTAATCATGTGCTTCTCCTCCTCCGACTGTGGTCTTTTTGGGAACATCATCGCAAAGGATGGGAAAATGCTGTTTTGAATGTTACTCTTAGCGAAGTATGACAGCTCACCGCTTAGAAACGCAAAGTTTAATGCCGATGTATACTGAGGTAGTGGATAGTAGTCCTGCCCAACTGAGTGAACCTCATAGCAATAGAGCTGAACCTCATCCTTGCAGGTCATGTGGTAGGGCTTTATCTCTACAACATCCAAGCGTTGGCTCCAGTCATTGCTTAGGTAGTACTTTTTCTTGCACCGTGATACCCTTACTTTCTCAGGGCTTACGTTGTATACCTTTATTAACTTACCTTTCTCATTGAATACGAGCTTGAAATATATTCTATTGTGCAATATGAGTTGCTGAGTAACTGCCTCAACTGTATGCTTGAGTTTAATCTTACGCTCCCAGGTATATAGGTCCACCTTCTCCTGTGCTGTTAGCTTATCAGCATCCAAGGCATAGCCTCCACCGATAACGGCATTGGTCTTGAAGTCCACAATGGCACCATGAAGGGGTGAACTGAAATACATTTGATTTAAGACCTCCGGATATAGGTTTCCTTCACCGAAGTCTACCCAATTTCCTGCAGTCCATCTACCATTGACGTATGGTAAAGTTAGGTTACCTCTACCAACAGGTAAAAATGGGGTGCTGAAAGCCTGGTACCCTTCCACTACGGTAGGACCCTGCTCTTGTTTTCTGCTAAATATATCGTACCAAGCCATGTCTATGTGTATACTGATGAAGGTGCAGGTCCACTAACTACCATCCTACCCTCTTCAATGACTACTCCAGTGGTCTGAGCAATGCTCAAAGGTGTGGTGAATGGTCCACTCTTCTCATATATCTGATAGGTGTATTGGCCTATAACAAGGCTGAGGTCAGTGGGCTCTACTAAATTGAATAAATTGTACCGCTCAGGATAGGGTGAAGTATCTGCAGCAGTGAATAAGATGGGCGTGCTCGTTGTGTTGTATTCGTTTGTAAACACAAAGAGGTAACTCGGGTTTGTCACCGTTGTTACCTCTGTAAGTGTGAGGACTATTTTGTTACTTGAATTTTGAGCAATGTAGATCATCTAAAATATATTGTCAGACCTACACGGAAATGTTCAAAATTAGAAGTTCACCCCGATAGCTTGAAGAGCAGCAGGAGTCATGGTTACCTCGTAAGCAAGGAACTCATTCTCTGCTACCAAAGTAACAGAGTACTTAGAACCATCTGCACGAGCTGTACCGGAACCTTCACCTGAAGCAGATAACTGCAAGTAAGGGAAGTACCAATACTTACCATTAGCATCTTTTACGATGGCAGATAGGTACTGCTGTCCTGATCCTAAGATTTTGATAGCTCGTGAAGTAGCCATCTCACGTCGGTGGAACATTAAGTTAATAGTCTGAGTTACGAATGAGCTACCGTTAACAAGGTCAGCTGCAAGCTCCTCAGTGTAGTTAGATGTATTTCTACGGATGTAGTAGTCAGTGAAAGTGATAGTAGGAGTCAAAGAGAAAGCTGTTACTTCCCAGTCACCAGGTGCTACTGTGTTAACTGTCACACTCACTACATCATCCTGCGGGATTAACGCTATCCCATGCAAGCCGCCTGAGTTATTCTCACAGCTCTTGGCAACCGCTTCTAATGCTTGACAAACATTTGGCATGATTAAAGAGTATTAAAGAGCCCCCTTTTCAGAGGGCTCAAGATTATTATTAAGAATAGAATACGATCTCAGTAGGGTTTACGAAGTGGAAGCCAATCTTCATGTCCGCACGAGTACGGATGTAAGGCTCAGCAACAGTGTCACGTAGGTTAACCGCACGCAAATCAGAGCTATCTCCTTCAGCATCGAATGCATAGATAAGGTTATCTTTCAACGTGATAACAAAGGTGTTGTTAGACATACCTTGGCACTGAACGATTTTGATACCTAAGTAAGTCAAAGACAAATCTTGAGTGATGTATGCATTGGTGTTACCTGATGCTACTCCTAATCGGTAGATGTTTACCAATTGAGTAGGAAGGTAGATGCGTAGGTCCTCAGTCTTAGATGCTACAGATGCAGGCAATAAAGCGAATGCAGCAGAGATAGCAGCCTCAAGACCTGTGAAGTTAGTAATGCTACCAGTACCACCGTTGATAACCCCACCAGGTCCTACAGCAGCAGTTAACTTCTTCTCATAACCATCACACAATGCAAGTGTAGGGTTCAATGAAGTTGTATCACCCTGCCAACGGATGCTTTCGATGTCTTGAGCTACAGTCTTAGCCATAGTCTCCCAGTAGAAGTTCATGAAAGATGCAACAGAGAAGTCACTGTTAGATCCTTTAGTCATTTGCAAAGAAACGAATGATTGCTCAAGGTCAAACTGACAAATTTGAGCCATAGCAGATACAGCACATACGTCAATCAACACTGCACTCAAGTCATCAGTTGAGCCTGGAGTTGGCCATGCACAGGTAGATGATTGTAAAACATTACCGAAAACAACAGTACCAAGTTTAGTCTGGTATTTAACACCAGGCAAAGTACGGAAGTTGTTAGGTACATCCGACGTTAAGTAGGCAGCGGAGTAGAATGCCTCAGGGTTTGCAGCCAATAAAGCTGTTGGGTCGACTTGTAGGTCGAATTTTAATTTACGCATTTTATTTAGAATTAAATTGGTTAAACTTTCTTAGGTTCTCAGCAAGCATAGTCTTAGCATCAATCTCAATAGTCTCCTCTTCCTCCTCAGTCTCAGCTCCAAGAGCCTCCTCTAATTGACTTTTAAGCTCAGCTACTATAGCTAATACTGAATTGATTTGTTCAGTTATCATCGGCTGAACAATTGCAAGGATAGCCTCAGCATCCATGGCAGGGTCAATAGCAGCCTCAACTTCTTCCTTCACTTCTTCCTCCTCTTCAACTACAGTTTCAGCCATTGCTACTTCCTCTTTCTCCTCCATGGTCTCTTCGACTTTTTCCTCTTCTTTAATTTCGACTACTTGGCCATCCTTGACCACGTAGATTTTGCCCTCAATGAGGTGCTCTCCATCCGGTAATTGCATATTATATTTAGATTTTAGTTTCATACCCATGAAGCCCTCAATGCTGAAACCAACCTGGTCCTCTTCAACCAGTTTATTGTAGTATTCAATATCAGTTATCTGAGCGGTTAGCATCAACGTACCTGCAGGCACCTCGATGCCATAGGTAGTGTATGCTTTGTCAAGCTCGGGCTTATCTACCAACCATGCCTCAAGAATGTAGGCAGGTACTTTTTTCTCTTCGTTGTGCTCAAGGTTAAACTTAGCAGAGTTAACTAACTGCTGCATGAACTTAGAATGCATTGCATCTATCTCCTCAACCGTGAACTTAACCATGTACTCCTCATCCGTCTCATCATCTCTACGGTATATCTCCATAGGTATCATGGCAGGTGCAGTGATGCGGTACTTCAAACCATCTTTGAAAGCCAATGCTTTAGTCTGTTGGTTGAAGGCCATCCCTTTTACTTTAATGGCAGGCTTAGATGTAAAGGCAATAGCCTCAATGCCTAAGTCCTCACCACCCTCTGCATACTCAGGGTCAATGGTAATGGTGTAAATTGGTAACTCGGTCACGCTTATATTGTTTTTTTTCTATATTTGTTCAAAATTTGCATATGATTAAAATACTTGACAGGGAAATTCCCAACCTAATTACCGAGCTCACGGTGGAACAATTTGAGCACATCACTGATTTAAGCAGTGATAGCAGACTTGACCCCATTGAAAAGCACCTCAAGATATTTGAGTACCTTGGGATGCCTGAAAAGGAATTCAATGACATGGAGGTTGAGGACTTTATTAAGATAGTGCAGGAGTTTAACAGCCATCCGCATCTTGAATACCCTACCATTGATACCCTTGAGCATGAAGGCTACACCTACAAGGCTGAAATGAAGATGACCGTGAGAGATACAAAGCTCATCGAGAAGTATTCATTGGCTAAAGAGAAGGGCTATGTGTCTAAGATATTGGCTGTGTTTTTCAAACGTGAGGACCTTGGACCTGTTGAGCACTACACTGATGCACACCTTAAGCACAAGGCAAAGTTTTTGGCTAAACAACCTGCAGGGCTTGCTATTCCATACATAACATTTATAAGTGAAAAAATTAAACAACAAGCTCCCAAGCAGTTGGAAGGAGGTAACTCTGGAGGAGTGGACGGAGATAGCCAAGATTGATAAAGAGCAGGGAGCCATCCACTACAATAGTGAGGTCATTAGTATCCTCACCGATATAGATGTAGATGAGCTTGACATAGGAGAGCTACAAGAGTTGGTGGATAGCTGTAAGTGGTCCACCTCCGAACCTTCAAAAAACTACAAGCATGAGGTGGAAGGAATGAGGCTCAAGGCTTTCAACAAGCTCACGCTCTATGAGTACATTGACCTGGACTACTTCTGCATACAAGGTTACCTAATCAACCTACCCTACATCTTAGCTATCCTGTATCGGCAAACCAAAGAGAATGAATGGGGGGAGGTAGTTTGGGAGCCCTATGAATATGACTGCAAGGAAAGAGCTGAGAAGCTACTTGACCTACCTATCACGGATGTGTATGGTGTTATCAAGGACTTCCTTAAGTTTCGTGAGCAGTTTCTTAACACCTATATCAACCTATTTGAGGACCCCCTACCTCCAGAACCTGAGGAGGGCTATGATGATGATGAAGAGGACCCGGATACTGAGCCCGAAAAGAACACAGCAAAGTGGTCATGGGAGCTGTTGATATACAACCTGTGCAATGGTGATCTATCCAAGTCCGATGCCATAGGAGGGCTACCCCTTTACTATGTGTTTAATATGCTTGGCATGAAAAAAGAGTTAGACATCTAATGGAGCACCAACAGTGAACCCTGCAGGAGGGTCAACCGGTACGAAGTTGTATACTATTTTCTGGTCATTAGCCAATACCTCAACCGCTTCCACCATTGGGTAGTTCTGAGTTATCCATTCAGTGTACTGAGAATAGATTTCTGTTGTCAATCCTTCACTGCTCATGCGGTCAGTAAACTCACTAACAATATCATAGGGAGGTATCACCCCACCATTCCACAGATAGGCTCCGTTGTTAAGGAAAATAAAGTAATACATGGCAATGATTTCTATCTCTAGCTTAGCGAAGCCTGTCACCCTTGCATTGATACGCACAGAGTCAACTAATGTGCCCTCCTGGTAGAGCCCCTTGCTCATGATTATTCTCTTGAGTAGTGCTGCCATCTTTCTCCTGGTAGGATACTTAACGTAAAAATTGCCATCCTTTTTATATCGTGCCATCTAACAAATCTTTTGGGATACATATAGTAGTACCCTCAGTAGTGAATATATGAATGTATATCTCATCAATCTCCTCCCATTCGGTGAAGGTGTAGGTAATATCATTGACTGTTACGCTATGCATATAGTAATACTCTAAATTGATCAACCGCTGCAACATCTCCAGCATTTTGACATTGAGTGGTCCATATTAAATAATAGTTTAAGGCAGGGTTAATGGTTAAGGATAATAGTGTGGATGCTGTGCTTTCAGTACCTGAAGCTGTATTTTGATACCTTAAAGATGTACCTGAACAGCTGATACTTTTCTGCGCTAATAAAGCCTGTTGAATACCTCCTCCATTAAGGGTAACTATGCCACTCATTGTACTTGCACCTGTTAATGTATTGGTTTGGTTTATATAAAGCCTGCTGTATACCTGCCCTAAGTTACCTGATACCCTTGCAATTCTCCATGATAACTCAAGCAAAGAGTCTGATGTCAAAGTATTGGCAGGTATTAACAATGATTTAGAGATGTTAATCAAAGTACCTGATGTAGCTGTTCCTACCGTACCTGAATAACCTAACACTTGAGGACCACCACCACCACCAGGTGCAGCGTTGATTATCTGCTGACCCGTGATAACAGTGTTCACAGGTTGTCCTCCTACTATCTGTGTACATTCGATAAGGTCTGTGCTCTGTAGGTTGCCAGTGTGAGGGGTCAACCCCTGCCTCCAATCACCCCACCAATTAGGTATGCTCATACTTATATTGTCAAAGCTCCGCTAAATGTTTATTGTAGTGGCACATCGCAATCAGTCCAGTTATCTACCTCCAAGGTAATGGTCATGACGTAGCCTGCCGCATAGTCAAGGAGGTCATTGTTTAGAGCAGTGAATGAAGGTATCCCTGATACATCCATGCTGAGGTCATTACTAAACGTGAAATAGTTGTACAGGTCCATTAGTATCTGATGCGTATCACTCAGGATAGTGATGATGTTAGCCCTATCCTTTTGAATAATGTCAAAGCAGTAGATGTCAAGGGTGAAGATGTTGGTATTCTCAGTGTTACTAACTGATACCGGTACAATGAAGACGATAGGATACTTCTCATCCTTAGTGGCGAAGTTAGTCATCTGCTCCTTGAAGTCAGCTCCCACCTTCTTAACCTGAAGGTGAGAGTTGTAGAAGGCTTCTATCTTGTTGATGGTGGACTGTAGACTTATCATAGTTCTGCATTCTTGTTAATTCTGTTAATCTTATTCTGTGTGGATGTCATAGATGTCTCACTCACCACCGCTGTCACTGTGATGCCTGACTGCTCTGTGGATGTACCTCCTGCACTCATGGTTCCGGATGTGTTACCTTGACCGAATAGCTGTGCTGCTTGAGGTACTACCTGAGCTGTGGATGCTGAGCCACCACCTCCTCCACCTGAAGCACCGCCTCCACCACCTGCTGAAGGTGTGCCTCCTGAGGTTAGGATCTGTTTAGCCTTGGCTATGTTGGTAGCTATCTGAATGATACCAATGGCAAACTGAGCAATCCCTGCACCACCTGCTGTCACTGAGTTAAATGGGTTTGATTGTGATGCAGCAACCAATGAGCTGATTGCCTTGGCTGTGTCAATACCTATCTGTACCAATGCAGATGCCTTGTTGAACTTCTCAAGTTTCTTCTGATCCTTGATCAACATACCTCCAAGGTTGCTCAATCCATTGAATATATCGGAGCCTGTTTGGATGAGTGCATCCCTTTTCTTTTTAGCCTCTTCAATCTGCCTGGCATCTGATGCTTGTTGTATCTTTTCTTGGTCTTCCAAGTACTTATTCTGTAGCTCAAGCAATAGTGCAGCATTACCTTCTGCAAGTAACCGCTCCTGCTCATACTTCACCCTTAATGCTTCAAGTTCACGGGTCTCTTGGTCAGCCATTGATATCTGAAGCTCTGCCTGTTTCTTAGCACGGTCCTCTTCTTTCTTTTGGTCCTCCATTGCACGTTGTTGATCGTACAATGCAAGTATCTCTTTTCTCTTCTCCTCGGTCAGTGTAACATCAGCAATGGCAGCCTCACGGAGTTTGTTGTACTTATCATTCTGAATAGCCAATTCCTTAGCCTCTCCTTCAGGCATGAGTGCAATCTTGATTTGAAGGATAGCATCATTGGCTTTCTTTTCATTGTCAAGTAGCTTTTGCTTCTGTGCCTCACCCTGCTTATCAAGCTCATTCTGTAGCTGAGTCTCATACATCTTTTGGAAGGCTATCTTTTCAGCAGCATTCTTGCTCTCATCCTTCTTAAGGTCATTGAGTAGACGTGCATACTTCTCCCTGGTAATGGCTTCCTCCCTCTTACCTGCATCCTCTATCTGTGATAGTTCAAAGTCACGGAGCTCTCGTCCTGCTTTCAATCTATCCTGTGCATCCTTCTCCCTCTTTGCCTTGGCTTTTTCTGCTGCCTCCTTTGCTTTGGCTGCTGCCTCTTTTGCTTTATCCTCTGCTTCCTTGGCATCGGTAGCCTCTATAATTTTTCGCTCATTGGCACCTTGACGGAGTATCTTGTTCTCTGCATTGATTTGGTCCTGTAACTCTTTCTTTCGCTTCATCCCATCCTTACTCCTATCGTATGCAAGTGCCTCAAGTTCTGCCTTGGCTGCCTCCTTCCTCTTGTTAGCTTCTCGGCTTAGCATCTTACTCTTTTCAAGCTCCATCTTGGTGGTATCTTTACCTGCTAACTTAGCCATGGCAATCTCATGCTCATAGCTCTCGGATACAAGCTCAGCTCTTTCCTTACTGCTCTCTGCTACTGTCTCATTGTTTTTCTTAGCTTGAGCAGCATTTCTATCGAGTGCAGCAGTAGTCAATCCCAACCAATCAGTCAATGCCTCAAGTCCTGAGATAAGTAGGTTCAATGGCTTCATGGTAGCCTCAAGAGTTTTCTCTAAGACTCCGAACTTTTTCATGAGTATCACAATGATGGCAATGATAGCAGCTACCGCAGCCACAATGAGGAAGATAGGGTTAACCATAATCTGCATCCCTAACCTCATGAAGGCACCGCCCAAGGTTTTCATAGTACCCATCAACTGACCGAATCCCTTACCGAGCTCTTTAGGATTGATGCTTGCTAAGGTACTTGAGAATATCTTAGCCTTCTCCTGTGCTCCCTCGAAGTCAAGCTCCATGAGGTCATCCTTCATGGATCTAAATGCATTACTGGACTGCTGATACTTGGAGCCTGTGGCAAACACTGCCGCCTTCTCATTGGCATCCTTTAATTGGTCAGATAATTTACCTGCTTCCGCAGCAAGCCTTGCCATTTCTTGAGGGTCGGTAGCATTCGCTAACTCACTTTTCAAGGCTTTCAGCTCTGCTCTTATCTGTGCAATGCCTTGTATTTTTAATGGTATCTCAACTGTATTCATTATTGCGGAAAGTAATATATCATTATTGTTGTACTATTCAGGTAGCCATCTACCAATCCAACACCTATCTGTGTGGTGAATACCTCTATCACCTGGTTGGCAGGTAGGTATTGTGCAGTGATCAACCCATCAAAGATGTTACTGCTGATCATAACCGATAGCTCAGTCAGTGGAGTAAGTGGGTCATACTGTTCAAGGTATCCCCAATACTGCCCTTGTGCTATCCTCACCCATGTGATTGTTCCGAAACTTCCCTCCATTACATATGCGGTAGGGTTAGCTATCCCTGCCTGTGTTAGGTTGGCTGTGTATCTCTTAGGTGTGTTGTCAACCGGTACACCATTGTAGCTATTACGCACAACAAGGTTGTCAACCACGATGCCATCAGTGGTAACATCGTACCCATCTCCTACTATCAATGTCTTGAATCCTGGAGGAACAACGTTGCCCCTTCCAATAAGCTCACCTTGCATCCCTCCTGACCCCGTTATATTGGCATACGCACTCTTCTGTTTAACCAATGTGTTGTTAGCTACCTGTTGGATAGGTCCTACGTTAGGCAATCCAATACCAGGCTCATTGAATCCAGGTACGAATGGCATGAAGTCTATCTCTGTATCAATGCTGATGAGCTCTACTTTCGTGAGCTTGGTAGCATTGGCATCATAGTCAATTATCTTGTTGATGTTCCACCATGAGTTGTCAATCCTAATCTTATCATTCAGCTTCATTTTTTGGATGTCGCTCTCGGTGAGGTTGAACATAGCAGTCAACATCTTACCGTTGTTAATCTGCCCCATGGTCCGCCTCCAATATCTGTTATAAAGGTTGTTCTCCGTTAGACTTGTAGGGTTGTAGTAGTAGAAGGCACAAGTGGCAAAGTTAATATCAAAGGTAGGTAGCAATGGGTCATCAAAGTGCCCTACATACGGATAGGTATTATTCGCAGGCATCCCCACGATACCATAGTCAAAAATGTGGTAGTTGTTGCATGACATCATAACACCACTGTCATACAGAATGCGTAGGTTAGTCTTGGGTGCAATGCCTGTAATCATAGGCACGTATGCATTGAATGGGGTACGTATCACGGGAGTAGGACCGAATAGTACTGGCTTAGTGGTTACCTCCTTCACGTACTCGTTGTCAAAAACTACCTCAGCCTGTCCATATATTTGGTTCGTTGCATTGGTGTAGGTCTCATTAGGGCTATCCTTATCCGGTGCATACGTGAGGATGAGCTTCTTGCTTGTGAGTTCAGGCAGGAATGACAGCTCCTGCTCCTGATCCTTGGCTAACTTATCAGTCCAATCTACCTCCGTTCCTGAGTCATAGTAGTCATCACGATGGATAAGGTTGATGACATTAGGCTGTATCTTGTCTACCTCAGCGTAGAGATTAAACATATTAAATATACCCTTAACAAAGTCACTCTGCTTAATCTTCTTAGGAATGTAGTCATTGACCTCCAAGATACCACCAATGGCTTGGATGTTATTGTTGGGTACAATGTTCAAATAGATAGAGTCAATGATCATGTCAAGCCTCACACCATTGGCGGTTACTCCGTTAACACTTCCAACCCTCCAAGCTGTACCCGTAGCCGATTGCCCTGCAGGTATATGAAATGGTTGGCTGACTGTTGCATATGTTTTACAGCTACTTAGCTGTAGGAAGTTTACCGATGTGACGGGTAAGGTTACCACCACCGTCTGACTCAACAACGTAGTGGTACCTGGTGGTACAATGAGAGGGCATTGCACTCCAGCGTTTACAGCAGAACTCAGGGGGCTTGGGTTATTGTAGAGATTTTGACTAACAAGAGCAGTACTACCTCCCCCTATCCCTATAACCGTAACAATAGGTTGATAAAACACAGGATTAGGTGCTTGATTTCCTGCGTTGTTAGGCTTGGCACTGAAGATATTTGCACCCGTTGGATTGATGAGGTCAAGCCTATAAGTAATCTGTACCGTGTAGGTGTATTCCTGTGCGTTGTTACTACTGATGTTAAAGGGAGTGGTGTATACACCCGTGACAGGGTTGTATATATTCTGAGGGTCCTCCGTCTCAGTCCATCCTGCAATAGGCGAAGCCGGTACTAATGGTATTTTAGTATAACCAGGTACAGATGTATCTCCCGTCAACGTGAAGGGTGTAGTCTTCTGTGCCTTGACCATGTAGTCAGCATATTCAAAGTTTTCAACATCACCGTTGTATGGAATAATCAACTTGTCAAATCTCGCAGCAGTTAGCCCTGCCCAGTTGTACTGAAATCCTGCATTCGAAAAGATGCGGTCAAAATAAGTCTTCGCAAATATGGCGGGCTTGAATTCATTGGTGCTGAAGAAATGGTCAGCACTGTCAGGAATAAAATACTTGAAGCCATCCACGACAGTGTTGGTAAACCTGTTTACCACATTGAAGGCATCATACGTATGGTTCAGGTCGCTAAAATCTATATCTGTAAGCTCAAGGTTATTGATTGCTGTAAACAAGTCAGCCTTGCTATCCTTGACTAATACCTCATACTCGACGCTCTCCTCATAGCTTGATGTATCCTGCACCTTAATGACGTTGGTCAACTGCATGGATACATTCTCCATGATGGGGATACCATCCTGTATGACCGAGCAGGTAGTCAAGGTGTTGATGTTGAACGTCCCTGCCTGGATGTTTACATCATAGTACTGATTCAGTAGCCTGTTGTTATTCTTGCTACCAATGAGTTTGATGGTCTTGGAGAAGTTGCCCTTCCGCTGTGATATATCTCTGATATCCCCTACCTGGAAATTCAAAGGGAAGGCAGTGCCCTCCTTAACGTCAAGGTAGCCTGTAGGTAGTTGTATCCTAACCATTGACTATGTTGTTGTTTGCGAGCTTCACTGTGATGCTCTGCTTAATTAAATTCTTGTTGCGTTGTTGGTATACCTCATAGTTTGAGGTCACTATATTACAGCTTACGTACCGAGTGCTGATGGGTGCATCACAGGCATTGCTATAGTCAGCTACCTTGATGTAGGTCTCAGGTGAACTCAATAGCTCCACGAAGTACTCAGCCATCTGCTCTGTCATCCAGTTAGTGTTGAGGTCAAGTGTGGTATCCGTTGTGATGTGGGTGTTGAGGAAACCTCTATCCTGTGTGTTGTAGGTCCATCGGCTACCTGTTACATATCCCTCCACATCCTTGTTGTACTGAGTCCTGGTGATGTTGCCCTTCTCATAGGATCTACCTGTGAAGGCAAAGCTACTCCATGAGCCCATGCGGTCAAGGAACAGGATAACGTACTCAATATCCCTAACCCTCCTATCTATGCCGATGAAGTAACGCTGTGACACCTGTACACCCGCACGTTCATAGTACACTGAGTAGTATGTTGTGGTAGGATTTATCAGTGGCAACGAACCTATGACAGGGGTCAGGGTACCATGGTTGTTAGGACCTACCGAGATACCACTCACATGGTCAGTAGCGTTGACAGCCTTGCGGAATAGAAACCCTGTGTCAGCTTCAAAGTACATGAAGTCAGTACCACCTGGGCTGCCATTGGCCACAGCATTGAACCAGATATCCTGCGACAGCGTAGCCTTGTAGTGTTCTTTGCTAAAAAAACTAAAACTATTCGGTTGGTTGGTCAGTAGCTTATCTGTTATGTTGTTCAGCATGAAGTCCTGCCAATCATATGCAGGCATATCTACCCACCGGATGGCACCATTGAACACATATTGATTGAGGTCAAGGTGTAGGTCTCTGGTCACTGTTCTCCTTCCATCTGCATAGGTGATGGCTCCATCCTTGTTAGGGTTCACAATGGTGGACCATAGTACATTCACCACAATGAAGGCAGGGTTAGCTACCACCACAGTGAACAGCCCCTCCATGCTCGGGTTGGTTACACCCACACCTATCTGCGTGATGTTAATCTGATCACCAACAGCGAAGGTGTTAGCCACGTTTATCTGTACCCTTCCAACGTAGGGAGCTACCAGGTACTGAGTGAGTGCAGCAGTGTATGTGGTGGTGGTCAGATACTCCTCACCTACCTTGACATCATACTTGTAGTGGCTACCAGGTGCGTTGTAGACCGTTGTGTTGGTCAGGTTCAAGTCATAGCTGACATAGGACTGCAAGAGCTTCGATAGGTCCACCTCACCATAGCCAGTGCTGTACACAGGTAGCACCCGATACTCAGCTATCTTGTTGGTGGTACCGCTCTCATAGATGTCATAGATATACTTGAAGCCCTGCAGGTTCTTGTTGGTG